CTACCTCCGCCGTCGAGGTCGAACCAAACGGGTTGTCGACCGGTTGCGGGTTGCAGTACAGCGCTCGCTGGTGATCCTCTTGCGTCCCGGCTTGTGAGAGTTGCCCATCGAAGCGCTGCAGCCGCGGCTCTTGAGCGGTTGCTTGGTCGACGGTGACGTCCTCGAGGCGACGTAGGCGTCTCGCTGGTTGTTGGTATCACCGAACCACGGTACGACCTCGATGCCCGTTGCCGAGAACAGTTCCTCGAACTCACGGGCGATGATGTCGGCATACTGACCGGCCACAACGCCGGCGAGAGGGCGCGATCCCGGCTCGGCGGCCAGTGAGTCAACCGCCGGCGAGTCACTGTTGAGCGGTGAATTGCTCGCGACCTGCAGAGACTGTGTCGAACTGGGTTGTTCGAGCGCTGCGTCTGGTACCCTCAGCGCGTAGAGTGTCCTAGTCATGGGCTTACCCCGTCCGCTCCGTTGCACTCACTGGTTGGCTGAGGTCCAGCGTCCGCACACACGTCAGACTGCCAGGGACGCTGCTGCTCTGATCGCGACGCACTTCCCCGCCTGGATCCTCGATGTAGACGTCGGCGTGATCTGCTTCGAAGATGCCACCTGGGGCGTAGCCGCCGTAGATGAGGCGCGCTGGCGTCATCGAGTCCGGTTGTCCCTTTTCGAGGTAGTTGAGGAGGACCTGTGTCTTCTGATATCGATCACCACCGGTCGCACTGGCGGCGTTGAGGACCGTATCATCACTCGTGTATCCCCACTGGCCGTCATTGGGCCCGGTGTTGATTTCGAAGTCGATATCCCAGATACGCTGCCCGGCGCCGTTGTTGACCGTGATGCCATCGAGTTCAACGTCGTCGACGATCTCAGAGATCGCGGACAGCACCTGACTAAAGCCGTTGTCAACGAGTGGACCTGTCCGAATGGCTTCGTCGACGCTAGCTTTGCGCATCTCGAACCGGCCAGTGCGAAAGGTCCCGTCGATCGTTGCGTCGATCTCAAGAATCGGGTAGGGTTGGGCCGGCATGGGTTAGATAGTGCTCTCGAGATTGTTGCGGACCTGCTCGACAGCCTGGTCGATGATGTCCTGCTTTTCTCGCCGGCCGAGACTGGTATCCTGCTTAACCGTGACGGAGGTCTCGCTGTTGATGGTGGTCTCTCGCTGTGCAGCCTGGCGATCCTGCCGACCCGCCCCGAATCCGGGAAGGTCATCACTCGTGAAGTCGTTGGCCGTCTTCAGCAGCTGCGGGAGGACGCTCGTCGGCGGATGATGCCACCTGGAGCGCCAGATGGAAGCCCGCCGCCACCTCCAAGGCCTATCGACCGAGCGGCGGCCGCACCGCTGGCAGCGACACCGCCAAGCCCGAGGGCCTTGAGAACATCGGAGGCAGAGATATCCGTCACTGGATCAATGATATCGCCGATGCTCGGTGACGCTGGCGAGCCGATTACGTCGCTCGCAGCGATGGCGGCCTTAGTGCCGATCACAGCCGCCGGGCCCAGTGTGGCGGCCTGAGCAACGACCGTTGAGGCAGAGACGCTCGCCGGAGAGTTGACGACGTCCTCGGACAGGATCGATGCAGGGTCTGTGATGACATCGGTCGCTGTGATGGTCGCCGGCTGCTCAACGACGTCCGATGACGTGATCGTTGCGGGATCCGGTGCTGGCTGTGGCGCCGGGGATGGGGAAGGCGAGGGTGACGGTGATGGCGACGCCCCGGACTTTGCGGAGGCGGTCCCTCGTCTTCTTGGCCACTACTAGGCAGGTTGTCGAGCAGGCCGTTCAGTGCGCCGGAGAGGCCGGCGATCGCCCCGCCGACAGCGCCGAACCCGGCCCCGAGCAGCCCCAGTGTCCGGCCGCTGCCTCGGGCCCTCGAAAACCGCTGTGACTCAGACGACTCCAGCAGCTCACGCAGGAGATCGTTGCGTGTCTCGTTGAGGTCGAGATTGCGGTCGAGGTGGTCGACGGCCTGCTGAACTGCTCGACCGCCGGAGCGGCTCGAGCCGTTTGCCGCCGAGGACGCACTCACTTCAAACGCATCCTCGATTTCGGCCTGTGCGCCTTCGATACTGTCGATGACGAGCGTGCCTGTTGCGTCGAACTCACTCATAAGTCAGTCACCTGTCCACCCCAGCGTCCCGCGGACGTCGAGGATATCATGGATCGCGAGCCAGTCCAGCACCGCAGTCCAGTCCATCTTGTCAAACGCCGACGGATCGCCGCCCCTGTCGATGTAGACCGCACGAGCGTACCGATAGACAGTCTGCTGGTCCAGCTCATCGTCAGTCAGGTCTCCTCGGGCGAGTCGCTGGAGCCGATCACGTTTCCCTCGGGATCCATCAGCTCATCTATCCGCGAGCTGGCCCAGTCGCGGTAGTACGGATGCAGTTGCCCGACTGCCGCAGCGGTCATGTCGTCGTCGCCATCGTCGTCGACGTACGGTGCGTCGACCGTGCCGTCGGCGATGAGCAGGAGGTCCGTCCCCTCGCCATCGCGTTGGGCGGACTCTTTTTCGATGCCGGCGAACGCGCCGGCCCGAACACCGCTGAGAGTGACGCCGTCGACGTCCTCGTCCCACATCGGGAAGTCATCGCTCTCATGTGCACGGTCTCGGGCCCAAATCGCACCCTTTCGTTGCGTCGCGAGCTGTGATCGCTGGCTCTGCAGGCCAGGTACGACTGGGTTGTCGTCGTCCAGGTCGTCCAGCTGCTCGGCGATCTCTTCGATCTGTTCCTCGAGCGCCTCGATTGAGTCGTCGAAGCTGATGTATGTCTCGTTGAACGTCATGCGATACTCACCGCCGGGTCGCCGTCGGCGTTCCAGCTGATCGATTCGGTCGTGTCGTCACTCGAGATGACGTTGTTCCAGGCCTCCGTCGCAACCTTGAGCGCGCTGAAGTTGTACGTCGAGACTTGGGTGCCGTCGACAGTGATGTCGATGGTCCCGGGCACCGAGACGAGCCGGTCCTGTGGCGAGGTCGCGTCGGCAGCGCCGAGGGCATACTCTAGCCGCGATGGACCGCTGAAGATCGCCTCCGTCGTGACCTCAGTCTCTGGCTTCTCAATGACTGCGTCGATAGGCTCTGGCGACACCGAGCCATACTGGAAGCGAGCGATGTTGCTGATCGAGACTTCGGCCGACTGCAGCTTCGTGATCGTCGTGCCGTCGATGTCGACGGTGATCGCGTGCGACGGTGCGGACGTCCCGCCCGTGACCGCCGTCACGTTCGACGGCGTGATGCTCGTGTCGACGTTTTCGGTCGCGTACAGGAATTTGACCGAGAACGTCGTCATCCCGCCCTGCTCGTAGCTGACGGGTGTGAAGTCCACCGGGATGCAGCCGACGAGCTCGCGCTCGGCGACGCCGTCCAGGTAGTCGACGCCGGCGTAGATCCGCCCGGTGTTGGGCCGGCCGTTGGTGAACTGCGTGCCGCCGTCGTTGAACACGAGGTCCTCGACGTCGCCGAACGTGTCCGAGGAGATGGCTGCCTCAACCTCGACCGCACCCTCGAAGTTCTGCTTGACCGATTCAACGCTTTCGACGGCGCCGGCCTCGTCGAGGCGTTGGAGTTGGTTGTCCAGCGAGAGGTCGGTCAGTGTATCGTTGCGACCGAACTGCCAGTACTGCGGGTCGCTGTTGGCGTCGGTCTCCAGCGAGCCCTTGAACGACTGCTCTTTCCCGAACGCCAGGCTCCCGGAGCCAGCGCTAGTCATGCTGTACCACCGCTAATCGTGTCTCTCATGATCATGAATGAGTCCTCGAAAACTGCCGCGTGGATCCTCGGCGCCGGCCGCGGCCACCGGCGCGTCATCAGAACTTTGTTACAGTCCCCAAGCTCTGAAACAGAAGCTATTGAGCATTCATTACTGCTTATAACCTAACGCTCGAAGTTGGTCCTTTAATTATGCCTCAGATCGGCTTATTTTTTGACGATGCATCTGGCCTAACAATCTTGTTTAAAAAATCTATACCATTTTCGTTATAAGCTTCTCCACGGTGGTAGACGGCCCTTCGTACTTCTCTTGCTACCGTAACAGGGAACCACACGCACGCAATCATACAGAGCGTAGGCATGATATCGTGAATCCTGAGAGTCCGTTCTCAGATTTGCCATCTGCAACACTGAATGTGCTTGGCAGGTATTACGATTTCAGCGCAGTCCATCTTTATAAACGAACTCACTCAACGAAAGTTTTATTTTGCCTATACTTTAACAGGCATACCTGATGGGATCTCGCAAAAAGCGAATTTTCGGCTATTTTGTCATATTCTTTGCATCCGCCTGTATTATGTTTATTTTCGGAATTTTGAATAGAGAGTATGGCGTTGAAATCGGATTTGGGCTCTGTATAGCGATTATATTCATTGGTAGCTACATTGATCTGTTCACAGATATCTCGGTTCCCACCCTTGGACGCCAATGAACCGAAAAGAACGGCTTATCTACACAATTGGCCTTCTTGGACTGGCAGGTGCGACTGTCTCTGGGGCTTCAACACCTGCAACCTCGTATGAACTGTCAATCCTACGTGCCACGCCCCCGCTGTTTTGGGTTGGTGTTGGGCTAACTATCGCGATCGCCATTGTTGGTGTCTTCTATCTTGATCGGCACATGCAAGATTCTCGCGGCTGGGTTGGGTGTCACAGCGACTGTACTCATCGCCCTCCTACCGGCACTCCGTGGCTACTACTTCTACGGCTTCGCAGACTCTCTCCAACATCTCGGATGGACAAAGGATATTCGAATTACAAGTGAAGTTGTTGAGGAGAACCCCTACCCTGGTATCCACATCATGTCGGAGTTGCTTGCTCGCGTGATGGCGATGCCTGTGCGGCGGACATTATTATTGATTGTCCCACTATATTTTGCTCTCTACGCATTGGCTGCGTCGTTACTCGCCCGTCTACTGCTTGGCCAGCGGGGAAGAGCGGGGTACCAAGCAATTGCCGTCGGGCTACTGATATCGATCCTGACGCCACCAATAATCGCACCAAGACTTCCGAACTTTCAGCCAATAGCTACCGACGCTGGACTGTTCATTCTACACTTGCGGTATATTTAGGGATTCGAGTAGCATCGTCGCCATATCGTCAACAGTCATTCTATCTTGCGTTGCTCTGCATCCTCACGTCCCTAACGTTGTATCACCCACAACAGGGACTAGTTGCGATTGTGCTGCTATGTGTATTCGGCCTATCCGGCCTGTTTATTCCATGGCGAGAAAATGACTTGGCCAGCGGGACGGTCCTTAGTGCAGGGTTGGCGGCTCGATTTTCTTGGCTTGGTGGCTTTCAACGCGACAGTTGCTCGGTGGCGCAGTTGCCGCACTCATTACTAGACTGCAAGCATCGGATACCGGAGCCTCGGCAGCGACCCCCGGATCGGCGTTTGAGCAGATCGGTGGCTCCGTGTTGACACTCTTTGTCAGGTCCCTTTCAATCCATCTTGCTATCGCCATCGTCACGGTCGTTTCTGGCTGTCTTGCTCTTTACCGTGTCTGGGCCTACTATAGAGATCGGGAAGGTGAGCCACCAGTTGTGTCAGGACAACTAGTGCGGTATATCCTTGGGTTCCTGCCAGTTTTGGGGCTTGTTATCCTTTATCTTCCAACTGGAGACATCCCTCAGGCAGTTCGCTACGTTGGGATCCTGGTCGCACTGGGGGCCCCTGTCACTGCCGCACAACTCGTCACAATCAGCAATAGTCAGTACCGACGAGTCACCCTCATGGTTGTGCTGGTACTCGGGGCATCCCTTGCAGTCCCTGCTATGTTTCGGTCGCCGTATCTGTATTCACCAACCCCGCACATTACCGAAACACAACTTGACACGTATGCGTGGACCTTCGATAACAGTCAGACAGCAACGCCAGTCATGTCGGTCAATACTGATGTAGAGCGGCAATTGCTTGCCCTCGAAGGATTTCGCGAGGGGAATAGACGGTGGTGGATCGGTGAGCATAACCCAGACATCGAGACGTCCCGCGGGACAGGATTCGTGCCAGCACACTTCGCAAACAGGTCACTTACAACTCTGGGTCGTGCATCAACGTGGCACTTAGTCTCGACAGATTATGCACGACAGCGTAATGTCAACCTCTATGATGGACTGCGGTTTAACGAGGGTGATTACGCGTATCTTGAATCCAACCGCCAAATCCATCGCGTCTACGCAAACGGCGGCGCTGAAGTCTACCAGATACAGCGAAACCAGACGGCGTAATCACAGGTCACCAATTCGCGCTTTTTATCGAGGACTAACCGTAGCATCAGCTCACTGTGACCGGTCAGACCGCCCCGTCAGGATTATAATAGTCCCAACCAGACCCTCTCCAGACAGCAAGTGCGCCGCCCGATGCCGCACTTGTCCCGTCAGCGATAGCCATATCTCCACGGAATTGGCCAGTTGTTGAGGATAAATCAACCCCGTCGAACCAACCGATAATCCCGTTACGTCGATGCCGAGTGCCCTGTAGGACCACATCTCCAGTATTACCCGACTCAATCAATCCACGCACATCAACATCCGTGCAAGCACTGTCTGCAGTGATAGGGTCGTCCAAGTTATGGATGCTGTTGAACACGATCTTGGTCCCCTCGTTGTTCTGCAGACGGACACCATTGCGTCCACCGTCAATATGGTTGAACGCAACTTGATGGCTGACCGACCCACCCGAAGATGTGAGACGGACACCATCATTTGTGCCCCCGCCCATCGTATTGCCGATGACCATGAGCCCACTCGTCTCCACGTCGCAGAATATACCGTGAGCACCGTAATTGCGGAGTGTGTTTCCCCAAATGGGATTTGGACCACCCTCCGCTAATTTAACACGGATGGCTGATGCGGCACACCCATCCACAGTGTTACCATATACAGGCGCTCCAATGTTGTCAACGACAATGGCAGCTGACGCCCCGCCCTGGACCGTGTTGCCATACACAGGCGTGTGGTTTGAGTAGTGGACCTGAATCGCCGCACTCCGTGCGTTCTCGACGTAGTTGTTATGGACCGCGCCATTCGACGCATCCGCCGCCGTCTCGATCGCCTGATGACCACAGTCGATGCACTGATTGTGGTGGATTGCCCACCCAGTCATCTGGTTTTTGATTGAGATGTTGTCCGGTGGCTTGTTAGAGAGGTTGTCGATGTTCTCTGTCAGCTCGGTGCGGTTGTGATGGATGTCGATACGAGGACATCGGCTGACGCGAATGTTGGAGTACAGTGTGTTGTAAGCGTAGTTGCGATGGATTTCTGCGTCACGGACGTTCTGCATGAAGATGCCACACTGGTTCAGAGCGTCGCCGCCGTCGGATACATTGTCCTTGTCACCGTTAACGTAGAAGCCTGGATAATGACCCTATCTAAGTACGTGTCCGCATCGGCGTCACCAGTCGCTTCAATGAGGTTGATTTGCTTGTCCTGCTCGGGAAGCAACTCCGATCCCCATCCAGGGCCACGAAGTTCGACGTGAGACGAGTTTACTTTGATTGGGGCGCTGAGACGAGGATAGTCACCTGGCTCCCACTTGATAATAGATCGGGGGCCAGCATCAGCGATGATGGTATTCATTTCGCCCACTGTTGCTCCCGCTGGAATCCAGTGTTCTGTTTTGTTTACACTTTCTGTACTGAGCGCTGGCCCTTCGAGCGTTCCGTCCTTCTTTTCTCGCCACTGATTGAGGAATCGAAATAGTCCCATTGTTAGTGTGCCTGCTGAATTGTGATGTCCGCCGTCTCACCAGCCGCTGCCGCGTCGGTCACCCGGATGCGAACGTAAGCGTCGCCGGCGATGAACGTATCCCGGATGTCTTGGGGATCGTCGACGTCGGCCTGGTCGTAGGTCTCTTCGCCGTCGAACCAGTCGCCGGCGTCGCCGGTCGGACTGACGTCGAGGGCGTACGATGCATCAGCTGTCGTGTCGATGTTGAGCGAGACGAGCGCGTCGCCGGGCGTCTCCGCTGTCAGCACCACGCCAGTCGTGCTGATATCGGCGTCGCTCTCTCGGGTCGTTGACTGTTTTTGAACCATCTGCTACTCCTAATTCGTGGACGTGTCGCCGTCGAACCAGACGACGCTGTCCTCGTCTTCGAGGTGATAGAAGCCGGGCTCGCCGTCAACCAGATCGCTTGCCGACGCGACCGTCGTCACGCCGACTTGGCCGTCGGCCAGCAACTGATCGATCTGCTCGAAGCTTGCCCATACAGCGTCGCCCAGTCCGGCGTTGCGTCGTACCCTGTGACCGGGTACTCGATGTCGTGGGTATCTGTCGTATCAGTCGTGTCGTTTGCCATACTAAGTGCTCCTTAAATATCCGGCAGCCGCTCGAAGCCGTCGAAAATGACGTCGACATCCCAGCGATAGTAGTCCGACCAAGTCTGGCTCTGGGGCGCTGCGTTCGCTAGCTCCAGGTGCGTGTAGTCGATGCTGGGCGTGCCGGTGTCGGGGTAGCTTCGGACACGCAGGATCGCCCGCCGGATCACCCGGACCAGCGACGACCACGGCGCTCCGTCGTCGCCGCTGTCGTCGACGTAGCCGAACTCATCTGCGTCCAGCCCTTCGATGCGGATGCCGGCGACCCGCTCGATATCGTGGTCGTACTCAGTCCCGATCGGCGATGTGGATTCGTCGACGCTGGCGACTGACACGATGTTGCCCCGCGTCAGCTCGCCTTTGCGCTGCTCGATATCGTCTTCATCCTCGACGTCTTGCCGGTCGATCAACGCCAACGGCGGCGGGTCCTCGCCAGCTGGTCGCAGGCCGGCCGGCAGGCTGCCGGCGCCGTACTCCTCGCGGATGCGTTCGATGAGAAAGTCGACTTCTTCAGTCACGCTTGACCGACCTCCCGTCGCAGCCAGTTGAGACTATCGCGAACGGCGCGGGACTCTGGGATACCGCCTGTTTCGCTACCCCATTCGACCGAGTCCGTCTGGATCCACTGGTCGATTTCTTCCCAGTAGAAGTGGAGCAGTGGGTCGCCCTCGATGGTGTGCGGCTGACGCCAAACTCGTAGAACATCGGGAGGTCGCCTGCCCACGACCACTTGATGCGAATAGACGTCCGGTCGCGCTGGTAGTCGACGCCAGAGAAAGTTTCACTGAAAAAATTGAGGTCGTAGCTGTTCGATGCAGCGTACCCATCGATAGCCTCGTGGACACGCTGCACGCTCTGGAACACGAGGTTGCCACGGGCCCCGACCATCGTCTGTTCGACACTGTCGAGTAGGGCCTGCCGAGTCGCATCGGAGGGCGCACTCGGGACCGCGATGTCGAGTGTCGCTCCGAGCGGGTCGGTCTGGAGCTCCAACTCGAACTCGATGGTGACGCCAACGTCAGCCACGTCACTGATATTCCTCCAGCAGGTCGTCGGCCTTGCTTCGCATCTGTTCAGCCTTCGTCTCGACGTTGTAGACCGTCGCGTTGTCTGGGATCTGGATAGTCGCCTCCTCAGCGAACTCAGCGCCGGCCTTCAGCGCGACGGCCCGGCGGATCGCTCGCGGGATGCCTTCGTGGCCGTGATCGAACGCGACGTAGACAGCGTTTGACAGCGACGCGATATCGTCGTCCATCGCGTGCACGTTGAGATACAGGTCAGAGACGCCGCCACTGTTGATTCGGACCCAGTAGTCCTCGCCACGGTGCTCGAGGCCGACACCGCCGGTGTAGCCGTCGTCCGCGACCCAGTCGGTGTAGCTGCCGTCGCCGCCGATGACCAGCAGCTTCGAGAGGGACTTGACGTAGTCTCGTGCGAGCTGGATGTGCGTGTACGCTGGCCGTGACTCGTCGACGGGTGGCTCCAGTGCTTCGGCCTCGCCGGTGGCGATGCGGATCTCGCGCTTCGGTTCGTACCGATCCTTGCGCCACCGGTCGCTGCGTGGGTCGGACACCAGTAGCGCGTCGCTGTTCTTGCGGTATTGGTGCCGATCGCGCTCGGCAGCCCCATGCACCATCGCCCCGTTGGTCGCGACGTCATGTTCGTCATCGCGCGACTTCGGCGCCGTCGGGATGTCGATCGCCGTGGCTTCGTCGATGCCGGTGGGCTCGAAAAAGTGCTGGGAGAGAGAGCGTTCGAGTGGCTCCGTTTCGGCGGCGATCGCGTCGACGGCGATCTGTGTGTCCTGTTCGAGGTCGCCCGGCAGTGACGCCTCTCGCAAGGCACGGCGGACGTCCTCTAGCGTGCAATAGCCAACGGGAGCCATGTGAGTTAGTCCTCCTTGACGGCGTTGATGCGGCTCTGGATGGCGTCAATAGCGCTGTCGCGGTCCTTGCCGGCGTCTTCAGCGTCGTAGACTGCTGCCAGCACGTCGATGTCGTCGATGTCGCTCAGTTTATCGCGAAGGTCTTTGACCGAGTGTTCGCTCGGGTCTGGGATCGGCCCCCTAGCATCGGGTGGTCCGTCCTCCTGTCCGACAGCGTCGTCGTCTGTCTCGTCTTCCGTGGCGCCGGCATCGTCGACGACTGCGAAGTCGCCGCGGTCGTCACAGAGATACGCTGCCAGCTCGTCGCTGACTTCGGCGCGGTCGCCGACGGACAGCTGCCGGCCGATCGCCCGGAGGACGACCCGGCCGCCGTGGGTTTTCTCAACGGTTGGCATGGGTGGATTAGCCATCGGGTCCGCGAGGCCAGTCACGAGCGTCCCGGCCTGCATCTCCTTGATCTGGTAGTCCATCTGCCCCTCCATCCAGTTGCGGGAGTGGAGCTTGTTTTCGTGGACCTTGTCAGTGTCCTGGGTCTGATCGACTTCCATCTCGGAGAATAGGCCGAACGCTAGGTTGTCCGGGTCGGTGAACATGGCGTAGCTCTTGGGCCAGCCGTTGATGCCGACGATGTCGTAGTCGAACGGCGTGAGGTCGGAGTCGCCGAAGATCACGGCGCTCCCGAGCGGGTCCTCGCGCGACGTGAGATCCATCGCGTACTGCTGCACTTGGTCAGGATTCATCAGCCAAACCGTGCTGTCAGGGTCGCGGTATCGCGAGTCCAGCGTCTGGATGCCAGAGTTGAACACGCCGGTGTCGATAGGCTGCGGGTTGCCGTTGCTGTCGGTGTTGTCGACAGTCGGCATCGTATCGAGCTCGGCGTCGGTCGTGTCCTCGAGCCCGAGTCGCGTGCTGTTGTTGCTGTCGTCGACGCTCTGGGTGTCGCCCTCGGCACGGGCGATCCAGCCGGTGAACCGGCTGTCGAGATGGGAGACGTCGCTCGGGACGTAGTCGTTGAGCGCGCCACTGGATGCAGCCGCGCGCATCCCGATCAGGCGGCGTCGTTGCCCCACCGCTGGATGAACTGGTCGACGACGTAGTTGCCGAACTCCTCTTCGTCCCAGTGGGTGTTCTTGATCGCGTCGCGCTTGGGCTCGACGAGAATGTAGTAGCTGCGGTCGTTCGCGTCGAACTTGACCCGTCCCGTCTCGGCGGTCGAGGAGGACGTCCGCGAGCCGCCGTCGTCACGGGTATCGCCGGACAGAACCGGCACACCGAACTGCGGGACGAACTGGTCGAGCCGGTCGAGTGTCATCGTGTCGACCAGTCCGAGGATCTCGACCTCTTTCTGCATTCGCTCGAGGAACTGCTCGGTGACACGGGGCTCCAGCTGGAAGCCATCCATGTCGGCGATGTCGATGGTCTTGTCGTGGCTGAGCGTTCGCTGATTCTGCTGCCGGACTGCGTCGAGGTTGGTACTCATGTAGAAATCACTCCGTTAGGACAGGGCCTTGCCCAGGTCGTCTAGGTCGTCGCCGCCGTCGCCTCCCTCACCGTCGCCGGCGAGCTGCTGGCTGCCGACACCGCTCTGGCGCTTGATCGCGTCCAGTCGGGCCTCCAGTTCGGCCACCCGTTCAGCCGTGTCTGCGGGCTGGGAACCGGCGTCGCCGTCGCCGACGAGCTCTTCAGCGCGGCTCTTCGGGACTTCGTGTGTTTCGCCGTCGACCTCGACCGAGACGGTCCGCTCCTTGCCGGTGAGCGCTGCGGTCAGCTCTTCGACCGTCTCGGAGAGTTCGTTGATCTGTTCGGCGTTCTTCTCTGCCAGCGTCTTGTCGTTGGTGTCAGTGTCGTCGTCAGAAGACATGGATGCAGCGGCCTCTGTGCCGCTATCGTCCGGCGTGTCGCCGCCGGGGGCGTCCTGCCCGTTGTTGACCTCAAACGGGGGGCTATCCTCGTCGTCCTCACCAGTCGCGGTGCCCCACTCGCGAGCGTCGTGCTCCGAAAGGTCGAAGTCGACGTCGTCGCGATCTGTGAAGCGAGTCATGTCGTGGTCGACGCCGGCGTCCTCGAGCATATCGAGGTTGGCATCGACGGCAGCCATCGCTGACTCGCGGTTGGACTGGGACAGTGTCTCGCCAGCCTTGCTCGCGTGAGACGGTGTCTCCGTACTGGAGTTGTCGTCGCCGTCGCCACCAGTCAGCGTGCGGACGAACGACTTTGCCGCCTGTTGGAGGCGGGACTGCTTCCCGGGATCGCCTGCACCCTCTTGTTCAAGGGCACGGGACAGGTTGTCCCACATCCGCTCGGCGTCGTCCTCGGAGTGACCGCGCTCGATTGCTTCCTCGATGAACGCGTCGCGGTCGCCGAGGTGATCCCCCAGCCGCTTTGTCTCGAGGATCTCGGCGTCGGGGACGGCCGGGATATCCACTGCCGACACCTCGCGAATGACGCCGTCGGTGAGCTCCCAGACCATCGCATCGTCGGGCAGTTGGTCCGGCACAGCGACGTCTTCGACAGCGTCGTCCTCGCCAGCGATGTACGGACCGTCCCATTCAACGGCTTTTGCGCCGATAGAGTAGCCGCCGTAGACGCCGTCCTTGACGAGTTCCCAGGTGCCAGCGTCGGCGACCTCCCACTCTTGCACCCACGCGCCCGCCTCGACGGTCTGCCCGCCTATCTCTTCGGCCTCGTCGAGGACTTCATTGCGCTCCAGCGACATCCAGTCCGACGGCCAGGCTGCGTGCATGATGCCGCCGTCGGCGCTGCCGGAGTCATAGAGGGCAGCGAACTCGTCAGCGAAAGCCTCGATCGTATCCTCGCGAACGAAGTCTTGCTGCAGGTCGACCTTGTCTGGCACCATCACGATGCCAGCCGCTCGCTGCTCCTCTTCGTCTTTGTCAACGAACGCTACTTCCTTGCGGAAGGCATCCCCGCCAGCCTTGTTTACGGGCGGCATGGGTCAGCCCTCATCATCATCGTCGTCGGCGTCAGCGTCGGCGTCCTCCAGGTCTTTGGCTCGACCGGTCGAGAGGACGCCGCGCTTCTCGCCGCGCTCTGTGTTCTTGTTACTCATGTGGTCGCAGAATCCTATCACCCGGTCGAACCTCGCGCGGGACGTCGGGAAGCGCCCGCGGTCATCGGTCAGTTGCGTTAGATACTGGGAACGTCGTCTGGCTCCTCACCGGGCGCCGGCGACGGCCCCTCTGGCAGTCTGGAATGGAAATTCGTGATCTCGACGTACGGGTAGTCCAGCCGGATCGAGTCGTAGTGGTACGACCCGTGGCTCGATGCCGACGTCAGCCCCGACCACTCCGTCGGTGGGATGTTCACGTAGGCATACAGCGACGGCTGGCCTTCGTCACGTTTGAACGAAAGATACAGCTCCTGTTCGTCGAAGTCGTACAGGCCCTCGTCGAGATTGCTACTGGTGAACTGCGTCTGCTCGATCTCCTTGGTGGCGAGGTTGGCCTCGATGTCGGCCCAGTCGCGCTCGCCGATCTTGTTGTCCTCGGGCGGCAGTTGATCCTCGACAGACCGCGGGCCAGTTGGCTGCCGGCGCCCGGCGTCTGACTCCGAACCTCCGAGACGAGCGTGGCGTCGCCGTCGATCGGGACGTCGTCGGGCAGCGGCTCCTCGCCGATCATCTCCAGCGCGCGGTTGACCGGGATGGCGCCGTTGACGGCCTGGATCTTTCGGCGGGCAACCTCGGCGTCTTGTTTGGGTTGGTCGGCGCCGCGGAGCTCGTACTCGAGTGTCCAGTCGGTGACGCCGAGCGCTCGCTGGTGGATCGTCTGGTAGAGTCGCTGGGCGAACTTGTGTTGCTCCGGCTGGATCACCTCGAGGGCAAAGTCCCGGTCCTGCTGCTCGGAGTTCGACCGGTTCGAGGTTCCGGTATTGCCGATCTTGATTGGCGGGATCTCCAGCACTTTCGCGATCTCCGCTTCGTTCTTTTCGCGGAACGCTTCGAACGACATCTCCTCGCTGATGCCCTGGCCGAGTGGCTGCAGTTCGATCTCGATATCGTCGTCGTCCAGCTGGTTGGCAAACTTGTCGACCTCGAGGATGACCGTCCGGTGAGACTCTTCACGAAGGCCGTTGAGCATCTGCCGGAGGTCGCGCTTGGACTCCTCGGTCAGCTCGCCGCCAGTGACCTTGATCGCGAAGCGGGGGATCGTGTCGTTGCCGAAGAAGTCAGCGTTGTAGTCCTTCGCCGCCTCGTCAGCGCTGATGGTGCGCGTCGCCGAGATCCAGTCCGGGACGCCGTAGTCATCAGCCAACGGCGATGGGTTCGTGATGAAGATGAGTTCGTTCGCCGGCGCGCTCTCGAGTGCCTCGGCGCTGCCCTCGACGACGTCGCCCGTCTCGCGATCAACGAAGATCGGTTCGTCGTCACTGTCGTCTGCCTGATAGCGGACCGTGGGCGGCTCGCCGTCGCCGCCGGTCGAGATGTTGATGTCCAGCCCGCGGTAGCGGTCGCCCGCCTCGCCGAAGTATCGCCGGCGGCCGTCCCGTATCTGGACGTACCCTCGAGAGGCGATCTCACCACGGTCGTTGTCGATGAACCGCCCCTCTTCGGATGGCGGGGTTGGTCGAAGCGACTCTGTGGCTTGCGAACGCGAACAGTGCGAGCAGGGACATGGGCCAGCCCGACCGGCCGGCCTCCATGTCGGTGAGGATCTCCAAGCAGCACCAGCCGATCAGGTGGTAGTCTTGGCGGGCGAGTTCCTTCACTTCCTCGGGCGTCGCCGGCTCGGCCGTCTGGCGCGCTTCGTCTGCCACGTCGAGTCGGGCCCACGCCAGAACCAGCTGACTACGTCGCGCTCGACGTCGTCGGCCTCGTCGACGGGCCGACCAGCCCACGGCGTGATCTCGAAGCCATACCCGACCTCGTAGCGGGACTTCTTGCGGATGCCCGTGGCCAGCGTCTCGTTGAGCTCAAGGAACGCGGCGAGCCGATGCGGGTTGTACGGCGGCTTGATGCCCGTCGTCAGCGACTGGATCCGGTGGTCCGAAAGCTGTGTTGACGAGTCGGCCTTCGACAGTGCGCCGTCGCCGCCGATACCCTCCACACCTACCGCGATCTTGTTGTCGTCGATTGCGTCACTCATATGTGCGTGATTCCTGAGTTATCGTCGCCGGCGTTGTCTCCATGCCGCTGGTGGGCTGCCGTAAGCTTATCCAGCGCTGATGCCGCTAGCGCGAAGCTGTCGACACTGTCGTCGTAGCCGTCATCGGGCGCATGATACCGCGTGTACCCTGCATCGGAGACGTCCTCTTGGAGCTGTCGGAGCTCAAGGTGAAGCTGATCCAGTGCATCGATGTCGGGCACTGTCAGGTCGCCCGTCTCGACCAGCGTCGCCAGTGTCTCGATGAGTTGCTTCTTTGTCTTCGGTGAGAACGAGACTGGCTCCAGTTGAACGCCTGCGCCTGCGAGATCTGAGACGATCTTGTTGTCTCGGGAGGCGTCGGGGAGAACGATCCCGCCGTAGGTGTCGTAGACGCCACGGATGTGGCCCTCGATGCGTCCCAGGACTCGTTGCGGCCGCGGTGGTAGTAGGCCAACTCACCGGCGGCGTCGACGGCGATCGTCACGCGGTAGTCCCGCGACCGGGCAAAGTCGGCCCCGATCGCGACCGGTCGGGTGGCGGCGTCGGGTGGCCGGCGCACCTCGCCGACGAACTCCCCGCTGGGGTCGTGCTCCTGGTCGACGACGACGTCGTACTCGCCTGTGTACAGCTTGTCGTCAAGGTCGCGGAACACTTGTCCGCCGTCGTCCGGGAGCTCGGCCAGATACTCCCGCTCGAAGAGGTGGGGCGGGACCGACCCACGCTTGTCCTCAGGATCCTCTGCGAGGAACGGGTTGTCGGCCGACGTTGCGTGCCAAGAGGCGTACTCGGGGTAGTCGCTCGACTGGCCGTAGTCGTAGAATCGGTGGAACCACGACCGCGGCCGGTAGGGCTTCGAGATGAACAACGCACAGCCCTTGGTGTCCAACAGCATCGGCTCAAGGTCTCCGAACCAGATCCCCTGACGCATCTGGTCAGCCTCGTCGAGGACGATCCGGTCGACACCCTCGCCCTGCAGACTCTCCGGGCGGTCGAAGGTAGGGAACTCGACCGTCGCGCCGTTAGCGAAGTCGATCGCGAACGGTTCAGTGCGCTTCTTGCTCTCGATCCAGTGATCCGGGACGGCGCTCTTGACCTTCTCGAAGCCGTGTTTGTTCGCCTGATTGTACGTCGGTCCGACCCACCAGACAAGGACGTCTCGAGGATCGTCCGGGCCCCACTGAGAGGCCCACGGCCGGCGGACGTACTCGACGACGTCGATCGCGCCGGTGACGTTCTTTCCAGCCCGGCGCCCCCACCGACAGACTCGGAAGCGAGCGTCCGACTGCAGGACATCGCGCTGTTTGTCATGGACGCTGTACTGTGGCGCCGGCCGGAGTGTCGCTCCCTGATCGGCAGGTGGGTTACTCGTCGCCATCGTCCTCCGGAGAGTATGTGACGAAGTCAGCAGTGATGTCGTGCGATGCATCCACATCGGCGTCCATATCGACCTCGCGTTTCTCCGTCTTCACGTAGCCATAGGACCGTTCAAGAACGAACTCTGCGTCGACGTCTTGGATCAATTCACGCTCGGCTTCGCTTCGCGCGCGTTCAAGCGCTTCCGAGAAATCCCCGTACTCGTCACGCCAGTCGTGGAGAGTCGACACGCCGATCCCGGCAACGCGGGCGATCCCCTCATAAGTCAGACCCTCGCGAGCGGCGGCAAGGATATCGTCTTCGTGTTCCTCAAGCAGCGAGGGGCGGCCGTGGCCGTCAACGTGGCCTCCGTGGGCATCGATCCAACAGGAGTCTCCGTCCGTAGCTGGATTTTGACAGGGCCGTCGCCCCCCGTCCCCTCGTAGCCACAGATGTCGTCGGTCATAGTGATGTTACTCCTTTTGGCTAGTGCCGCCAGCGCTGTCGTCGGTCGCTGCGTTGAATCGCCGGATCTCGCGTGGCTCTAGACCGAGCCGTTTCGCGAGCGTGGCGACGGCGATGCGCCCGAGTTCCGAGCTCGGGATCGCTCCAAGAGCGACGCCGAGTAAGAGCAGTTGAATGTCGTTCATGAGTCATCCTCAAGTCGGAGGTCGTCCGGCGACGAGCCATTCAGTCGGTCCGCGACCTCGTCCTCGTCGATGTCGTCGTTCTCCTGAGCGAGGGCAATCACAGCGACTATGACCTCATCGACCTTGTCGGCGACGCGCTCGAGCCGGCCGTGGTGAATCTCGTAAAAGAGATACAGGATCACCAGAACTGCCGTTGAGGCGTTCTCGACGAGGAATGAGAGTGAGACCATCACGCGCCTCCTGTGCAACTGGAACTCATCGTAGGCCCGGACGGGGAGTCGAACCCCGCGCTCATGGGAGCGCACCAGTACCGGGCAGGGCGGCCGGCGTATGCCGGATGAGCTTGAACTGGAGAAGTGCCGGCCGGTTGACGGGCGATGCATCCCCTCGTCTACTGCCGCGTGGCAGTCACCGCGTCATCAGGATACCGGCGTCGGCCTCTAGGACACGGATAATCGTCCCACCGAGGTTGACGCGGAACACACGCTGGATGTCGTGAACGTCGGCCTCGACGAGCTCGTCAACGACGGGCCCAGAACGAATGTCGCCTTGCAGCGTCTCGACGGCGACGCGATCCGGCGTCGACGGGCGGACGCTCATCGCTGGACTCCCAGCGCTGCGGCGACAGCGAAGATCCGTTTGTCGTCAGCGGTGTATTCGTTGAGACTCTTGAGGTGCTCGACGGCGGCGTAGATGCGACGCGTGTCGACGTGGTAGCCTGCCTCCTGCAGGCGGGCGGCGAGGGCTGGGACGCGGTCGATGGCCTGGCTGATCGACAGCGTCTCCGATTGCGAGAGGCCCCGGACCGAGCCACACTCGGCGCAGGTGGTCTTGCTCTCGGGCATGGGGGCACAGTTGGCGACCGACGCCGGCGGCTCGATGAGGTCCTCACCGAGAACGGCCGAGCCGGTCCGCCAGGACATGGCATCCTCGTTGCCCCAGTGGTCGCGCTCGGCGATGTCTGACCGCTTGAGTCGGGCGAAGCACTCGCTGCAGACGGCGTGGTCGTGCCAGATCATCGTCTCGAACCACCGCAACGCGTGGGCCCCAGACCGGGTCGGGTTGCGTGGAATTGGCGCTGCCGTCGCTGTTGCTGTGTCAGTTGATTGGGACATGGATTAGAAGAGTCGCAGGACTAGTGGCTCGTCGCCGAGGGTCACCGCGGTAACTCGCCCCGACGCCGGTGTGAAATACGCTATCTTTGATAGGATTTTCCAGCGATATAAACGCAACTCTGTTGTCGTGAAACGGCCAGTGATGTCCTCCCGTGGAGCTGTACGCGACATCGCATCGAGGGTATCCCCGTCTGCGTCGTTCTGCCGACCCCACGGTTCGAGGTCGCTGGTCATACAGACAGAGTGTACGGAGGGGTTGCATCAGGATGCCCTGCTGGCAGGTATCCTCGCCGTGCAGGGTAGCCTGGTTGATCGACATCGACGCCCCAGACCTTGACGAGGTGTCCATCAGCAGTGAGTGTCAGCAGTCGGTCCCGCAGCGAGCCCGGTTGGAGCTCGCAGTGCATCGCGACGTGTTTGGGACGGACTCCGCCGCCGAAGGCGAGACAGTCGTCATTGTCGAGCGCCATCTGGACAGCCTCAAGGACCTTCTCGTCGGACACACTCCAGACGTGCGTCATGTATCCCCCCGGAACTCGCGAATGGTTTCGTGGGCGGCTACCTCTGGATACTCAGCTACGAATCGGTCGACGCTATCTTCGGTGAGCAGTGCGAATCGCAGCTGACCATCTTCGTCCTCGTACGCGATCGCGTCGTCGTTGTCGAGGGCAGCTTGGAGTGACGCTTTGACGCCGGCCCGATCGTACGACCCGTGCGCCACGAGTGAGAGGTAGATCTTCTCGGGAGTGACGCCCGGCCGTTGCATCGGACTGGTCTGGTGGTAGATTGTCGAGAGGACGCGATTGTATCGACGTTCAGCGTCAACCTCGTTGGAATCGTCGGAATGGATGTGCAT